CACGCCTCTCCTGTTTCTGAACAAACTCCAGAAGACCGCCTACACCCTCAATGAATTCATTGTTGGGGTTGCTGAGGTCTTGATGGAGCGTGGCTACAAGGTGGGAAAGTTCCTGCCGGTTGTAGAGCTACCGCTGCCCAACAAACCTTGGGACATTGCGGACAACGAGGAGGCCAGGCACGAGTATCGACGGCAAGCAGCGGAGGCCATGAACCACAACGCTGCAGCATTCAAACGGTCATGCCGCACACGCATGACAATGGAGACCGTCAAGATCTTCAAGGAGAAAGACAAGTTCTTTCTTCCGTGGTCATTTGACTATCGAGGTCGCACCTATCCGATTCCGGCCTTCCTCACCCCACAAGATACTGACGCGGGCAAGGCGCTTTTAAAGTTTGCTGAACCTGCCTTCATGACCGAAGAGGCTGAAGAATGGCTGGCGTTTCAAGTTGCTACCACCTACGGGTTGGACAAAGCAACAATGCAAGAACGTCAGGACTGGGTGGCAGCCAACCACGACCTGATTTCTCGTGTGGCAACTGATGCCCTAAGCAATCTCTCGGATTGGGAAGTTGCTGATGAGCCATGGCAGTTCCTCGCTGCATGTGAGGAGTATCACGCTTGTGTCATCGAGTGCTCCAGAAGCTGGACAAACCTGCCTGTTGCAGTTGATGCAACGTGCAGTGGACTCCAGATCTTGGCTGGCCTTGCACGGGATTGGTCAACTGCAAAGTTGGTCAATGTGTTTCCAAGTGAACAACCACAGGACGCTTACAAGGTTGTTGCAGAACATGCAAAACCAAAGCTTCCTAGTCATCTTGCTGCTCTTCTTGATCGGAAGGTCACAAAGAGAACAGTGATGACGATCCCATACAACGCTACTCAGCATTCCAACAGGGCTTACATCCGTGAAGCGTTGCAGGAAAAAGGTGCTGAGTTCACGCCTGATGAGTTGACACTCATTGTCAATGCAGTTAGGGAGGCAATGTATGAGGTTGTTCCTGGCCCCATGCAAGTCATGGATTGGATCAAGAAAGAGGTTGGTGCTGCGTTCAAACGTGGCGCTGATCATCTTGTGTGGCAAACACCATCCGGCTTTCTTGTTAAACAGAACAGACGCAAGTACGAGTTCAAACGTGTTGAACTTGAGATTCTTGGAATGGCCAAGATCAAGCTTGTAGACTATCCGAAAGGGCCAGATGTACTTGGTCACAAGTCCAGTACTGCTCCCAACCTGATCCATTCCCTTGATGCTTCGATCCTTCATCGAGCATTCCTCAAGTTCGATGCCCCGTTCACTGTGATTCATGACTCGGTGCTTTGCCGAGCCACAGATATGGGCATCTTGAATCGCGTAGTCAGGGAAACCTACTGCGAAATCTTCAGTGAAAGCAATCCACTTGTGGATTTTGCTGAAGCTATTGGCGCAGAGACTGAGCCACCAATCATTGGTGATCTCGATCTTGAAACCGTCCTTGAATCCACCTACTTTTTCTGTTAATGGCTCCCAAAACTATCGTCACTGAAAAGCCTGTTGTCCTTGAAGGTTATCAGGCTGTGATGAAGCCAAGTAAGTATGGCTATTCTCTTGCCGCCATCCTTACTGATGATGTCATCGAGAAGCTTGAAGAGGACCGTGCTGAGGTTCTCAAATGGGCTGAATCGAAGTTGAAGAACCCGAAGCGTGCAACTCTCAAGCCTGAACCTTGGGAGGAAGTATCTGACGGTAAGTACAAAGCTAAGTTCTCTTGGAATGAAGAGAACCTGCCGACCATTGTGGACAGTGAAGGTACAGTGATCACAAACACTGCGCTTCCTATTTACTCTGGTTCAACTGTCAAACTGGCCTTCTTCCAAAAGCCCTACATTCTGAAGGATGGTGTTACGTACGGCACCAGTCTCAAGCTGAAGGGTATTCAAATTATCAGCCTGAGCACTAATGCTGGTGTGGATGCTGGTGATATGAATGCGGATGACGTTGCTGAACTCTTTGGTAAAACCAAAGGTTTCAAGGCTGACGATCCGAATGTGACGCCTGCTCCTGCAGCTGAAACTGACGTAGATTTCTAAGTTATGGCTTTCCGCTCAGGACTTGAGGAGAAGGTTGCTGACCTTCTCGTCAACCTGGGTGTGAAGTACGAGTACGAATGCCATAAGGTTGCTTACCAAATACAGCATACATACTGCCCTGATTTTCTTCTTCCCAATGGTGTCTTCCTTGAAGCCAAGGGTCACCTGACGGAAGAAGATCGTCGGAAGATGAAAGCTGTCAAGCAACAAAACCCTGACCTCGACATTCGCTTTGTATTTCAATCACCCTATAACAAGATCTACAAAGGATCTAAAACTACGTATGCCAAATGGGCTGAGAAACACGGCTTTCCTTGGTGTGCGTTTCACAGTATCCCAATCGAATGGCTGACCTAGAGCTGATCAAAGATCTAGCTACCAATCTGATCATGGCACTCGACAAACATTCCTCACCGAATGACATTGTTGAGGGCTTTGAAGATGCATTGGATAGCTATGAAGAATTGATCCAACGTTTCCACACCCAACAATGATTACACCGAAACAGCGCATCACTGAGTTTTTCGCTGACGCTTTGTGCGAAGCAGAAGAGTGTATCAAGGCTGGTGAGTTGTCACCTGATGAAGTTGTCAACTGCTTTGCTGATGCATTAACTGAATGGCATTCGTATTTCCAGAACTCTGCTGACATCTACGAAAAGCTGATTAATGCAATCATCTCACGATACAGAAACAAGTAGGTGTATCGCTCATGAACCTTGCCCTGCTTGTGGCAGTCGAGACAATCTTGGTCGTTACGACGACGGCCATGGCTGGTGCTTTGGGTGCGGCTATCGGGAACCGGGTCAATTCAACGTTGTCCAAACGCCAAAACAACGAATGACATTCTCTCTTAAGGGAGAAGCAGAACCACTACCAAAACGTGGTATCAGTGAAGAGACTTGCCGAAAGTATCGAGTTCATCGAGATGGCAACCAACTCTATTTCCATTACTTCGGTCGTGATGGAAGCTGTACTGGTGCCAAGGTCAAAACCCCTGACAAAACATTCCGATGGGAAGGATCCAACCCTGATGGACAACTCTTTGGACAGCAGCTCTTCCCAAGTTCTGGAAAGAGAGTGGTCATCACCGAAGGAGAAATCGATGCTCTTTCGTGTTATCAAGCTTATTCGGGGAACTGGCCGATGGTTTCAGTACCGGATGGTGCCCAATCGGCCAAACGAGCGATTCAAAAACAGCTTGAGTGGCTCCAGGGCTATGAAGAGATTGTCCTCTTCTTTGATAATGACGACGCAGGCCGTCAGGCTGCGAAGGATGCGGCAGGGGTATTGCCACCAGGCAAGGTTAAGATCGCTCACTTGCCAGATTTCAAGGATGCTTCCGATGCACTCCAGGCTGGCAAGGCACAAGCGATTAAAGAGGCAATTTGGAACGCTTCCGCATATCGCCCAGACGGTATTGTCGAAGCGAAGAACCTCTTAGAGCAGATCCTTAAACCTAACGATGAAGGGATTCATGAATACCCGTACAATGGATTACAGCGTAAGCTCCACGGGATCAGGACTGGAGAACTTATCACTATTACTGCAGGATCTGGCATTGGAAAATCCTCATTCTGTCGTGAACTCGCAACTCATCTGCTTTGTCGGGGAGAACGAGTCGGTTATCTGGCACTTGAAGAGTCAAATCGACGAACTGCCCTTGGCTTGATGTCCGTAGCTGAGGGCAAACCATTCCACATTGGCGAACACTCACGCACTGAACTTACAGATGTCTACTCCAGAACCCTTGGACATTGGCCGCTTTACCTTTTTGATGGCTTCGGTAGTTTTGATCCCGATGTTATTTATAACCGTGTGGAGTATCTTGCCCAAGGTCTTGATGTAAAGATTGTCTTTCTCGATCACCTCAGTATTTTGCTGAGTGGATTGGAAGGTGATGAACGTCGCGTCATTGATCAAACAATGACACGCCTTCGCAGCCTTGTCGAAAGGACAGGCATCTCGTTGTTCCTTGTTTCTCACTTACGTCGTCCTAGTGGTGATCAAAACCATGAGGAAGGTGCTCGTGTGAATCTTGGTTCGTTACGAGGCTCTCACAGCATTGCACAACTCAGTGATGCCGTTATTGCACTGGAACGGAATCAGCAAACCAACTCCAACACAACTGTACGAGTACTCAAGAATCGGTACACCGGTGAAGTTGGCCCTTGCTGTGAGCTTACTTATGACCTTAACACTTGTCGCTTTAGCGAACATGAACCAGAACAAGAGTTCGATCCAACAACGGACTTCTGATTACCAACAACGCCTTGTGCGTCCCAACCCTCCAACACCTGAAATGGTGCAACGTGCTCAACCATTCAGGGCTGACACGCTTCAAAGCATCGAGGCTGCCATCAAGAACTGCAGCACCATCATCGATGTCTGACATCATCATCCTCTGCACAAAGGACGAGCTAGTAGCCATGGCTGAACGTGGCGGGATTGCAGATCGGGGCAACGTGCTTGATCTGCATGCACTGTTTGAAGTTCTTTGTGAGCACTACGGAGTCAATCCGCACTGGGAACCTAATGATGTCTACTAATGCACTTACTCTTTGACATCGAAACTGACGGGCTGTACGACAACGTAACCACGATCCACTGTGTTGCTATCAAAGACATTGGTAACAATCAGACTCTTGTCTTCAATGACGAGGGTACTCAAGAACCTATTGCACGTGCCATTACGATGCTGGAAGATGCTTGTACGATCATCGGCCAGAACGTAATTAATTACGACATCCCTGTCATTCAGAAGTTCTACCCGTGGTTCACACCGCCACGAACACTTGACACTCTTATTCTTAGTCGTTTGTATCACCCTAACCTTCTTGAGATCGACAGAAAGAGGAACTGGGATCATATGCCAATTCAGCTCTATGGTCGACACTCTCTTGAAGCTTATGGTTACAGGCTTGGTGAATATAAGGGTGGCTTTGCAAAACAAACTGACTGGAAAAACTGGTCACAAGACATGGAGGACTATTGCGTACAGGATCTTCAAGTCACGCACAAACTATGGAATCATTTCCAGAAATACCTGATTGGGTCACGCTAGAGCACCGAGTCGCTGAGATCCTCACCAAGCAACAACTACATGGCTGGTACTTCGACGAACGATCCGCTCATGAGCTGGAATGCGAACTTCGATCTTCACTTGATTCGCTGCAAGAATCTCTTCGACAGCGGCATCCTTTCGTTGAGGGAGGCGAGTTTACTCCTCGTCGTCCTAACAAGACCAGAGGATATTTCACAGATGGCACATTTACGCGCCTCAAGGATCTTAACCCAACCAGTCGAGACCACATTGCGTGGGTGATGAAGCAGTTCTATGGTTGGACTCCTAATCAGTTTACTGATAAAGGAAAAGCAACCATTGATGAAGTTGTACTCACAGACATTGGTACGCCAATCGCTCTTGAGTTTCTTCAGTGTCTTGAACTAAGCAAGCAACTAGGCATGCTATCGGAAGGTGCCAATGCCTGGTTAAAGCTAGTTCGTAAGAACCGTATTCATCACAACTGTTCAGTAGCTACTAACACCCATCGCTGCGCTCATCGAAACCCAAATCTGGCCCAAGTTCCATCTGATGAACGATTCAGACGCTTATTCACAGCAACTCCAGGATTGGTCATGGTTGGGGCCGATCTTAGCGGCATCGAGTTGCGGATGTTCGCGCATTACCTTAGTCGGTATGACGGTGGCCGCTATGGCGAGATCCTGCTTAATGGCGACATCCACCAGGTTAATGCCGACAAGATTGGCGTATCTAGGTCGGCTGTCAAGCGTATTCAATACTGCTTTCTCTATGGAGGTGGAGTTGAAAAACTTGGCAGAACATACGATCCTCAGCTTACATCTGCCCAGGCCAAAAAGGTTGGATCAGAACTACGCCAAGCGTTTCTGGATGCAACTGATGGTCTTAGCGATCTTGTTGAGGCCGTCAAGAAAAAGGTTCAATCAACTGGCTACATCAATGCAGTTGATGGACGAAAAATTCACGTTGACGGGCCTCACAAAGCTTTGAACTATCTCCTGCAATCAGGAGCCGGTGTCATTGCAAAGCGATGGATGGTCGTCACACAGGACAACATTAAACAACTAAATATCGAAGCTGATCAATTGGCATTTGTTCATGATGAGCTTCAGTTTGAATGTAACCCCGC